TTGACCAACTGGCTGCCGAACGTTCGGCCTTGGGCATGTAAGGAATTAGAAAATGACTGAAGTAAGCGCAAAAAAACCTGACCCGTCGTGGTTGTCCGTAACCGACGAGGGCGCGGTGATCACCTTCAAGGGCAGCGCCGAGTTCGGCGGCGTCAGGGTCGACAAAGTGACCATGCGCGCGCCGACCGTTCGCGATCAGCGCGCCGCTTCGGCGGGTGCTAAAGGTGACTATGAACAGCTCGAAATCAGCATGTTTTGCAGCCTGTTGCAGGCGACCGAGCCGGAGATTGCGGCCCTGACGACGCGCAACTACAACCGCCTGCAGGCCGGCTATTTTCGCTTGGTCGAAGAGGATGAGCTTTAACGCCGAGACCCAACGGGTGGCGGCCAAGACCTTGGCGAGAGAGACGGGTTTCTCTGCCGCCGAGATCGAGGCCATGCCCTTTGACCGGATGCTATGGTGGCTCAGGGATTGAGCCGCTTTCGACTGAGCAAGGTAGGGCACGCATATGAGCAATAAACTTGCGCTCGGGCTGGTCATTGGCGGGGCGGTCAGTTCCACGGTGGGAGCGGCGTTCAAGGACGTCACCGGCCGCATCAAGAAATTGGAGGACACGGGCAAGCGCGCCCGGGTTCTCGAAAAGACCATTGGCGACACCATGCGCCTGCGCGATGAGTGGCGAAAGGCGCATTTGGCCGGTGAGAAGGGTGCCGATGCCCTGCGCAAGAAGCTGGAAGCCAACCTCGCCGCGCTGAAGAAGGAAGGCGTCGAAGTCCGCAATCTGGGCAAGGCTTACACTCAGATGGGCAGGACGGCGCGCGGGGCCGAGCTGAAGGCCAAGGGGCACACGCAGCTCGATGCCGGCAAGCAGCAAATGCGCAGTAGCGTCGGGCAGGCTTTCGCCGCGTCGGCCGCGATGGCGATTCCGGCCAAGATCAGCGCGGACTATGGCGCGATCATTCGTGACATCGCGATCAAGGCCAACATTGCCAACACGCCAGAAGAGGCGACGCTGTCCAAGACCGTGATCGACACGTCACGCGATACCGGCATGGCGCGCAATCAGGTGGCCGAGGTGGTCAACGCCCTGGTGGGCGCCGGCATGGAGCTGGACAAGGCCATGTCTTACGCGCCGACAGCGGCGAAGTTCGCCGTGGGTCAGGGTTCGGACGGCACTGAAACCGCGCGGATGATCAACGCCCTGGGGCAGAACGCCAAGATCACCGACCCGGCGATGATGCAAAAGGCACTTGAAGCGATCGCCTATCAAGGTCAGGCGGGTAGCTTTGAAGCGGCCGACATGGCGCGCTGGTTTCCCGAGCTGCTCGCCGGCATGGGCAAGCTGGGCATCACCGGCATGGACTCGGTGACGCAACTGGGGTCGATGCTGCAAGTGCAGATGAAGACTGCCGGCGGCTCGGACGAGGCGGCCAACAACCTAAAGAACTGGATGGAAAAAATCGGCTCCGGCGAGACCGTCGCGGCCTACAAAAAGGCCGGCATCGACTATCAAGGTTCGATGAATACCGGATTGCAAAGCGGCAAGTCCACTCTGGAATCCAGCTTTGCACTGGCCCAAAAGTACATTGAAGCGACCGACCCCAAGAAGGCCGCCGAAATGGCCAAGGCCACGGCGGCGATCAGCGAGCAAGCCGATCCGGAGAAAGCCAAGGCCATGATCGCCTCGCTGGAATCGGCGTTGCGAACGGGCGACCTGTTCGTCGATATGCAGGTCAAGGGCGCCTTGACCGCGTACGTGCAGAACAAGGATCTGTACGACAGCCTGAAAAAGGAGTCGGCCAGCGCGACCGGGATTCTGGATAAGAACCTGGAAGAACGCCGGCAGTCCTCGGCGCAAAAGCAGTCGGAAATGGTGCAGAACCTTGACGACTCGATGCGCGCGATCGGCGACGCCATGCGCCCGGTGACGGATGCCGTGGTGGACGGGGTCGGTTCTGTGGCCCGAGGCATGGCCAAGCTGGCCGACGAATCGCCCCGACTGGTGACGGGCATCGGGCTGGCCACGGCTGGCTTGATTGGTCTATCGACGGCCATGAGCGGCCTCAAGATGGCCAAGGGTTTGATGAACATCGGCCGTGGCTCGCTGATGGGCAATCCGAACATCCCGCAAAAAGTGATCGTGACCAACATGGGCGCCGGCGGTATGGGCGGTGGCTTGGATGCCGGCGACCTCGATGCCGGCGACGGGAAAAAGCGCAAGGGCGGCAAGGGCAAGGGCGGGGGTAAAGGCGTCAAGGGCGGTGGTGGCACTGGCTTCGGCGCGGTGATGAAAGGCACGGCTGTGGTCGCGGTGGCTGATGCGGGTTTCAAGGCGTACGACACCTATCAAAACGCCGAGACTCAGGATGAGAAAGCTGAGGGGTACGGAGCGGCCGCCGGCGGTCTGGCTGGCTCGCTCTCTGGTGCAGCAGCGGGGGCAGCCCTCGGCACGATGATTATGCCGGTGATCGGCACCGCGATCGGGGGGCTGATCGGTGGATTGATTGGCAGTTACGGCGGCGATGCCTTGGGCGGCTACGTCGGCAAATCAATGTTTGGCGCTGACGAGTCGCTGAAGAAAATCCCGGACGCCGGGCCGTTGATGATGGCCAATGCCGGCAAGGACATGGCGCCGAAGCTGGGCGACACCTCGTTGGGTGCTACGGCCAAGGCGTTCGCGCCGGCAACCACTGGCCCGCTGATGCTGACCAATCCCGGCAAGGGGTTGGATGTCGGCGCGACGATGGCGCCGGCCGTGCCCGAGGCGCCGCCGGTGTCGTATGACCCGCGCGACCTGAATTCGAAGGACGCCATGCTGTTGCCGCACTTTGCCAACAAGGTGCGTTTTCCGGGTTCCGAGCTGCGTCGACCAAAGGTGATTCGCTCCGGGCTGGAAGATCCTGAGCCGCCGCCACAGATCGGCATGGCCGCCAAAGACATGATGATGCCACCGGCCAGCGCAGACGCGGCGGCGGGGGCATTGGTCAAGCCGATGGCGGCAGCGCCGGCGGCGCCAAAAGTCGAGTCCAACGTGGCGATTCAGGCGCCGTTTTCGCTGGTGGTCAACGGCGACGTGAAGGATGGCAATCAGCTTTTCGCGCAGATCAAGCCAATGCTCGATCAGCACTATCGCGACATGGCCAAGCAGATGGGGGGCAATCAGCTCTATGACACGCCACACGTTTGATAAGGGGGCCACATGGAAGCATTGGGGCAGTTGCAATCGGGGCTGAAGTATTTGGCCACGGCGGGCGAAACCGGCCGGCGCAGTCTGGACGGAATGCTGTCACCGGTGAATGGCGCGATCGGCGAAATCACCGGCGCCGCGTCCGAGCTGGAAAGCCTGCCCTTTGTCGGGCCGGCGATCGGGGAAAAGCTTCAGCGGGCCATGCGCGGGATCAACGCCGCGCAGGCGCAAGTGGGGCGGGTGGTGGCCATGTACGGGACGGCCACCCGCGCGGTCGCCCAGGTGGAGGAACGTTTGGGCGTGCTGAAGGAACAGGCCGGCAAGGCCGCCACGGCCATTAACAAGATCGCCGGCAAGATCAGCCCGTCACTGGCCAACATCGTGCCCACCGGCACCTTTGCCACGGATCAGACGCCGGCGCCGGAGGCCGTGAAGCCGTTCCCGCATCTGCTGATCATCCAGCCGCAAGACCCTAAGGAACAGCCGTATTTCTTCAACCTGGACACGGCGGCCTTTGACGAGCTGCGCCGGTCGACCAAATTCCGCTGGGCCTCGCAAGAGCGCCTGTCGCGGCGCCCGGCGCAGCAGGGCGTGGGCATCGGTGACGAGAAAATCACCCTCAAGGGCGTGATCCTGCCGGGGCTGAAGGGCGGGTTAAAGCAGCTCGACACCCTGCGCATGATGGGCGGAAAGCTTCAGCCGCTGACCATGACCACCGGTTATGGCGACGTTCTGGGGACGTGGTGCCTTGAAAACGTCGATGAAGAACAAAGCGCGCTGATGCAGGGCGGTATCCCGCGCAAGCAGGCCTTTACCTTGGAGTTTGTGCGCTATGGCGACGACATGCAGGACGTCTGACGGGGATCTGCTCGATACCATCTGTCACAACTATTACGGGCATCTGGATGGCTGCGTCGAGGCGGTGCTTGATGCCAATCAGGGGCTGGCCGATGAAGATCAGCCCTACCGCGCCGGCGTGGTGATCCTGTTGCCGGATCTGCCGCAGCCGGTGACCGAGGCTATTACCTTGTGGAACTGACCCCGTCCGGAGTCCTCGCCGGCGGATCATCGCGTTACGCGTAACGCTCTGTGCTTGTTTGCCCCGTCCTGTGCGGGGCTTTTTTTTGGGAAAAATTCATGACGCCGCGCTTTCGTATTGTGGTCGACGGGACCGACATCACGGCCCTGTTGAATGATCGGCTGATTCAATTGAGTGTCACCGACAAGACCGGAATGGAGTCCGACGAATTCGAGCTGCGCATTGACGATCGCGACGGGCTGGTGACGTTGCCGCGCAAAGGCGTAGGCATCGAGATCTATCTGGGCTATCAGGAAACGTCGCTGGTCCGGTTGGGCCGCTATGTGGTCGACGGCGTCGCGGTGTCCGGCCCGCCCGATACGATTGTGATCAAGGGCAAGGCCAGCGACATGCGCGGCAGTGGCAAGACCGTGCGCAGCGGCAGTTGGGAGGACGTGCCGCTGTCGGCGATCGTTGGCGATATCGCCGCGCGCAACGGCTGGTCGCCGGCGTGTCCGGTCGGCACGAAGGTCGCGCGGGCCGATCAGCTCAACGAATCGGACTTCAATTTTGTCACGCGCCTGGCTAAGCAATACGACTGCACGGCGAAGGTCGCCGACGGCAAGTTGTTGGTTATGCCGCGTCAGGGCGGGCAGAGCGCAAGCGGCAAGGTGCTGCCGCCGATTGTGATCAACAAAAGCGACGTCAGCCGCTGGCAATTCAACTTTGAGGATCGCGATTCGCACAAGGCGGTCGGGGCCAGGCATCAAGACAAAAAGACCGGTGCGCTGGCTGTGGTGTCGCTGGAGAACGACGACGCCCCGGCCGGGCTGCCGGCGGTGCATACCGATCGGCATATCTACCCGAACAAGACCGCCGCTCAGGCAGCAGCTCGGGCGCGCTTGGCGGCGTTCAATCGCTCCACCGCCGGCGTGCGGCTGGAAATGCCCGGGCGTACAGATCTGTTTGCGGAATGCCTGATCATCGCCCAGGGCTTCAAGGTCGGGCTTGATGGCGAGTTTCTGGCCGAGTCGGTGCAGCACACTTACAGCCAATCCGGCTGGTCGACCACCGTTGAATGTAACGGCGGCAAGAAGGGCAAGGCCAACGCCAAGGGCAAGAAAGGGAAAAAGCCGGCCAAGCCGGTCAAGGTCGTCAGCCTCGCATAACGGTCTTAGTCGCAATCATCCGCCGCCTTGAGCGGCTTTTTCATGTCTGGAGTTTGTATGTCGATTACGGAGCAACAGCTGCAACGCATCATGCCCAACGCCCGACGCCAAGCGGGCGTGTTTGTATCCGCCCTCAACGCGGCCATGGCCCACCGGCAGATCAACACCCCGAAACGCCAAGCCGCGTTTCTGGCGCAAGTCGGTCATGAGTCGGGCCAGCTACAGTACGTACGGGAACTGGGCGGCGACCAGTACCTAAGCAAATACGACACCGGCAACCTGGCTGCGAAACTGGGCAACACACCGGCAGCGGATGGTGATGGCCAGCGCTATCGCGGTCGCGGCCTGATCCAGGTCACTGGCCACGACAACTACCTGCGCTGCAGTTTGGCGCTGTTCGGTGACGAGCGATTGCTGCGCACGCCTGAACTGCTGGAGCTGCCGCAGTGGGCCGCCGAGTCGGCCGCATGGTTCTGGTCAGTGAATGGGCTGAACGCGCTCGCCGATCAAAACGAATTCAACACGATCACCCGCAGGATCAACGGCGGCCTCAATGGCCTGCAGGATCGGCTGGAGTTGTGGGGGCGGGCGAGGGCGGTGCTATGCGCCTCGGCGAACTGATCCCGGCGCCGTATCGGCTGCTGGCAAAAGGAGTGCTGCTGGGCGTCGTGACCTGTGGTTCTGGGGCCATCACTTGGCAAGTGCAGGAATGGCGTTATGGCAAACAGCTCGCAGAGCAGGCCCGCCTCCACACCGAAACCTTTAACCAGTTGGCCCTGGCCACGGTTGCGCAGCAGCGTGCCGAACAGGACAAACGCCTTGCGCTCGAGCAGCGCCTGGCTACCAGCGAACAAACCCACTACCGAGCCTTGAGTGATGCCCAACGTGATCAAGGTCGCCTGCGCGACCGCCTTGCCACTGCTGATCTGCGCCTGTCAGTCCTACTCGACGCCACCACCGGCACCGACAACGGACAGGTGTCAGCCACCACCGCCACCGGCGGCGTGGTTCATGGTCCCACAAGAGCCAAACTTGACCCAGCGCATGCTCAACGAATTATCGGCGTCACCGATGACGGCGACCGGGGGCTGATTGCCCTCGCGGCCTGTCAGGC